TGAATTGGGATGAAAATACATTATATTATATATATACATCATTCAATTTATGGGTTAATAACCCTTCTCAAATAGCAATAATAGATGGGATAACAGAATGATGAATCGTCGTGATTTCATGCACTTGAAATGCTATCTCAAATTAGGCAACCCACCAACACCAAGAAATCGGAGTAACCAGATAATCAGGAACAGAACAACCACAACCCTGAGAATAGTCCTAAATGGTGGTGACATTGGAATATATGTTTCCACCAACCAGACTATAACACCAATGACAACAATGGCAATAAGTAGTTCAATCATTTCTTCTTCCTCTTTTCCTCAAGTTCCCTTTGTAGGGCTTTTACTTTAGCTGCGGCGCGCATCTTAGGTATAAGCTTTTCCTTCAATACTGCATGAACCTTTGTTTTTTCTTCATCACTCATAGCCTGATAAACAGGACTATCCATCATCTTCCTAACTACACTCTCTAATCCAGCCCTTTGTTCTTCCTGATATTTAGAAGCTGTCTCAGGGGATAGAGGAACCTTAGCTCCCTTAATCTCAAGTTTATTCGAGTAGCTCGGCGCGGCTAGGTCGGGCGAATACTTCTCAATTTCCTTGCCTTCTGGAGTCTCAGGAGTAATATCGGCAGCATAAGGTTCAGAGGTAAAGAATCTCTTTGCCTTACTATCCTTTCTACCAGATACAGACTTACCAAATACATCTACCTTAGAACCCTTAACAGGGAGCGTTTCTCTGGCGCCGGAAATTTTAGTTTTCAAAGAACCAAAGAAATCTCCCTTTGTATCTCTCTCATAAGGGTCTTTAACTTTAGCTAAATCCCTTTGAATATTAGGGACGAACATGTCAGGTAGATTCTTAACAGCTTCAACAGGCGAGATAGCTGGTATAGGGAGGTTACGACCACCTTCCTTTAGAGTTGCCCCAACAACATCCATCCAGCCTTTATCATCATCATTCTTATATCTATCATAGGCGTGTTTACCAGCTAATCCAGCAGCAGCAGGTAATGTAAATGGGCCAGCAGCAGCGGCTAGATAAGGTTCAAAACCTACTGGAACTTTATCTTCTAATGCAGCAGCACCAGCACCTACACCTAATGATGCTAACATCCTACCTTTTGTACCTAATGATTGTTCAGTCGCATGAACACCCATTCTAGCAAATGGAGTAATTGCTCGGCCCAATGGAAAGTCATCAAAGAACTTAACAAAGGTCTTTCCTGCTGTAGATTCAGGAGTTCCTCCTAATGTTAATCTTTGAGCTTCATCTAATCCAAAACCATGCTTAGTAAGGTTATCAACTGCTGGATAGTCAACAGCACTCATATTTCGAGTAGGAACACCAAGTACTTTACTAAGAACATTCTTATCTGATACTGCTGTCTGGGGAACTTTACCAGCTAATTCTGGTTGCATCCATCCTCTAGCTGCACCTTTAACAACTTTAACTGGATTTAATGCATCCTTAACAATACCACCAGCATTAGACCAATTACCTTTACCAGCTTGTTGTGCGGCGCCAACCATAGTTCCAGCAAATGAACCTAAAGCTGCCCTAATAGGAGTTTGAGGACTAGAAAGCATTGCAGGATAGGCTGCACTTTCAAATGCTTCTTGTGCTGGTCCTTTATATTTACCACCAGATTTAATTAACCTACCTACTCCTGTTGCAGCCCTAGCTCCAGTAAAGGCCATTGGAAGATTAATAGGAGCAGACATAGGCTGGATAGCATCGTATATTTTCTTAGGATATCCACCTTCTGCTAGCCCTATATCCTTTGGTAGTTGTGGCTCAGAAGCAAACTTCCACGCTTTGGAAGCGGAACTCTTACCAAACTTATAGATATCGTCATACCAAGGCATTACTTGTTCTCTTCAAGTAAACTCTGGAGGAACGCATCCACGGCCGAATCACTTGTGCGCTTCTTGATTTGACTATCTACGTTCTCACTCTGTTTAGCTTGGGCGGCCGAGCTTGTATCTGCCCTTTGCTTGGCAACAGCAAGAGACTTATTCCTATATTCTTCCAATTCCTGTCTAGTCTGGTTCGCAAGTTCTAATTTACCCTCAGCAACTTCTCTCTGCATTTGGATACGCAATCTATCAAGTTCTCTCTGAACTCCCTTATCTACTAACTGTCCTTCCTTATACATCCTATCAGTTTCGGCCTTGAAATTTGATGTATACTTAATCAGTTGGTCACGACCCTGCTTATACTCAATTTCGCTGGCTTTATTACCACGCGAAGTCTCTTGAGCAAGCAATGGCTTCATTTGCTCCAGCTTACTTTCCCAATCTTGTGTTTTTTCTATATGCTTTTGATTGAGAATACCATAAGCTGTAGCAGGTCCATCACCTTCACCACTTAATGCAGCCCCGAATCCAGCAGTGCCAGCAGCTAATTTACGCCACTTACTAGGCTTATTATCTTCCCGCTTTGGCATATCCATAACATGTTCAGCGTAAACATCAAATATGGATTTTCGATTTTGGGCATCAGCTTCGCCTGATTGCTGTCCATCCTCATTTAGATTATCATTACCTAGAGCAGTATTCTTCGAGCGTTCTCCAAGGTTGATAAAGTCAGGAATATCCCTAGATTCGAGTGGGGGTAGTTCATACCTTGACTCATTAATTGCTTGCCCAAATTGGCTTCCATTTTCAGGAACTTCAATATCAGGTAATTGGACTCCGGTTGAACCAAAAGCTAATGAATTCAGCATAGGCTTTCTAGGCTTAGGCTTGAATGCACTTTTCTTAACTTCAGGTGGAAGATTGATATCCTGTCCACCAGCTTTAGGTGGGGGAGGTTCTTCCTGCATTGGCGGTAAAGGTTCGGCCCCGCCACCATATATGCCACGATTGAGCCGGGAAGCTAATCCACTACCACTAGCATCAAATGGTGCATTACCATTCAATTTCTGCATAGTAGGATTAGCATCATTTCTTGGCCATATAGCTCCAGCAATTTGTGGGACTACCATAGATGCTATACCACCAGCACCAGCTTTAGCAATACCACCAATCTTTCTAGCGGCCGGAGATTTGAATAGTCCACCAATTCTATCCATCATTCCAGGTGGCTTAGGAATGGCAAAATTAGGTTGTTTCCATCCACCACCATCTGGCCTAACTTCAGGATAATTCCACCCACCTTGATTACCAAAATTACCCATTCCACGCTGTGGAATTGAAGGCGGCGCCGCAGGCCGACCACCAAATCCAGAAGGAATTGGCCCTTGTGGACCTAAATCCATTGGACCTTCAAAGGGCAAAGGCATTCCAGGTATTGGTGGTCCAATAGGAGGAAGGGGAGTAGGATTCCTTAATTGATTACCCAAATTAGGCGAGACTTTACCAGGAAAAGGAGTCAATGGATATTGACCACTAATACCGGGTGGCCTTTTAATTCCCAAACTACGCTGCTTAGGTGTTTTTCCAGGCATTACAGTCTAGCCTTTTCTGCTGCCAGAAGGACTGCCATAACATCAATAATATTAATTGTTACACCATCACCAACACCAAAGATTTCCTTGAATTCCTCAGCAATTGGACCCATATGGCGAATCTTCTCACCCTTATAGTTCCAATTATACAGCTTAAGTTTCTTCAATCCTTCTGCTACTGTCTGTGGGTCAAGTTCTACAATGTTATCCTTTAGCTCTCTAGATGAGAACATAGCAGCCGTGCCAGCAACCTTACCAACAGTTCCAGCAATCTTACCAATCTTATCCATTGTGCTAACATTAGGATTATAGGCAGCCTTACGGTCAAGGTTATTACCAACTAATCCACCAGTTAGGCCACGATTCTGCATTGCCATATCATCGTATCTAGCTAGTTCTGCTGGACTGCTACCATACATTTCCTGCATTCCACCTAAACCAGACATATATCGACGATATTGGTCATCTCTAGCACCAGAAGCGGCCGAAGCATTAGCATTAGCAGCACTAGCAGCAGCTTGGTCATTCTCATTCTGAATGGATTGTTCTGTATTACCAATATCTTGCATTCCACTCAGACCAACCTTACCAATATCTGCCTGACCACCAATACCCCACTGTCTACCAGACCTAATTCTATCTGATAAATCCATCTCTGTATTAGAAGCCTGTTCACCAGCCGCTTGTGCTCCCTGCCTTGCCAATCGACCTGATGCAGATGAGAAAATACTACCCACATTTGAACCAGCGGCATTAGCCTTCTGGCTCATATTGTTTCTTAGACCTTCCATGAATGATGGGATAGTCGAATTAGACCTAGCTCGAATATTAGCTTGGTCTGAATCCGAGTATCCACCAGTCTTGGCAAACTCATTATAGCCACTCAAGGCATCATGAGCACCTTGCTTTAGTTTCCCATAATCATCAGTCTTCAATCCTTGTAGTGTTTTATGGAGTGACATTTGTGGTGCAGTATATCCACCACCTCCACCACTTCCACCTGCACCCCCAAAGTTGGGGTCCATTAAATTCTTATACCCACCATAAATATCATCACGAGCAGAATCCGACCAAGATTTTGTTTGGTTGCGTTCTCTACCCATTTGAGAATTATAGGCAGAGTTATCACCCAAGAGCCTAGATTGCTCCTGGTCCATCATTTTGTTTGTCTTTTTGGCCTGAGAATTGCCCATGATAGGTTATCCTTCTACCTTCTTAATTAGAACCGGTTTACAATCTTCAAAGCCATAATGCTTCTTTAGTATATCGCCAAACTTACTAGTATCTGGGAATGCATAATACTCGGTAAAATCATGTAACTTAGCCAGCATTTCAGCTATACCTAATAGTTCTGTTAGGGCCTCAACCTGTTCCCTTTTCGGCCGATGATTGTCAGCCACCATTATAACTTCAGGTATAAGTTGAAACGCTCCGAAGGCTATGATTTCGCCATCTTTCTCAACTATTGGCATTCCCAAAGAATGTTTGATAATGGGTAAATTGAAATGCCCATGACACCTTTGATAAATCTCATCTATCTTAGGTGCATCATTAGGAGTATAACGTCGAACCTTTACCATCGCAACTTGACACCATTCTTATTCAGTTTGGTAATTTCACCTGTAAGATGCTTTACTTGAGCAGCTAGAATTGAACTAGCTGAAGTACTAGCATCAAGAGCTACTAGAATAGCACCAATATCCAAAGATGCAGGAACTTCAGTAGGTTCTCCTTCTCCCGGTTCTTCTGGATTAGGATTCTCACTAGGAACATTCAAATGATTAATAGGGTCTACCTTTACAAATACCTGCCCAGTAATATCTTCTGCATCTGGCATGTTATCAACAGTGCCATCATGCTTATTCTCCCATGCCCAAGCAAAGAGTTTATCACCATCCTTCATGGCAAGATTTTCACTACTAATAGGTCGGCCATTGTCAGCACGTTTCAGCCCATAGTTAGGACCAAACTCAAAACAAACCTGTTGAGCAAACATTTCATTTAGTTTATATCTGGGGCTAGGAGAACCACTATCATCAGCTACCCAAGATGGAAATTTGGCGGCGAGCGTATTGAGAATTACTTGAATCCTATCATGCCATTTCATAATTCACCTCTATTTAACAATAATTATATTGGTTACTGGTAATGCAGTATTGGTGAGAGCAAACACAAAGTTTAATTCTACAGTTAAACCACAACCTGAAGAAGTACAAGCAGCAATTGATACTGTATAGTTACCTACAGGTAATGTTGGAATAGCTGTCTTAAATGCTAAATTACCTGGGACTACTGAAGGCTCAGATGCAGGAGGAACATAAGATGAAACAGGCAACATAGAACAGCCTTTATTTGTGGTATTAGTAGTTAACCACAAACAAGACTGGAATTGGGTAATACCTAGCCGTGTAATATCTACTTGAACATATTCCCATCTTATGAATGAGCCAGGATTTGCAATAGGTAAAGCCTGAGCATATACCTGTGTAGAAGAAAGTAGGAGAAGTATGAGTGCTATAATTCTAGTCATTATTCCCCCTCCAATTTTTTTACTGATTTATCTAAATCCTCAATTGCATTTACAATTAGGTCTAATGCATCAGCTAATCTATGGTTTATTTCTTCCTCTTTCATTCCCTGAAGCAAGTTACGAATAATTACAAGATTGATTTTATGAGCCATTATGTACCTAATCTGATAGTGGAAGCATATCCATAACTCTATGCGCCCACAATGGATAACCATAGATATCAACACGACTAACTCTAAATTCCATATCTGGCCGACTAAGGTCTATGGCCAACGGGTTATTCAAACCTAATGTCAAAGATAATGCGTCAGAGATATAATTTATTAATCTATGTTTGGTATTTATCCTAGGAATAGACTCAGTTGTAAAAATCAAAGGTATTGTAATAGGAGTACTAGAAACTAGATTTAATCCACTACCTAATACTAATACATCAACGTTATATGCAACATCATCAAACCAACCAGTTATAACTAAACCAGTAAAATGGTGAACCCACCCATAGTTAAAGAATGCAGGGGCGAACTGATACCTCCAATAAATAGGTACTACTGTAGTTTCCGAACCATCTGAATGTTTATTAGATGTATAGATATATCTTAATCTACCTGTCCACAAATACATGGTGCCGATGTTATCAATAGTAAATTGGAGATTACCATCATAATCAAGTAAATCTGAATGTATATTCCAAATTGACCATTTGATAGCTTCACCAGTCAAACCTTCAGAGTAATCACCATACAACAAAGTATTTTCAGAACCAGTTTGGTATGAGAAAAGTCTCTTATTAGGAACATCTATTATGATATTATCCCAATTAGACCATGTATATTGACTTTCAATATTAAAAGTTATGTAGTCTCCATAACTACCATTAAATATCCTAATACCAGTATTTGTTCCAACAATCAAAACATCATCTACTGTACTACCAATGATACCACGATAATGCCCAATTGCTCTTGAAGGCATATCTAAATATTCAATTACTGCAATACCAACAGAAGAATCAACTGTAGAGACATCCCATTCTGATGGTATACCACCACTATCCTGAGTAACAAGTGTTTTCTCGGCGCAGAATATATACATCAGACCATGATATTCTGCAACACCATAAACACCATTTCTAATCTTAGGTGAAAGAACAATATTACCATCAACAGAATCAAATGACTCAGGCTCATTCGGCCGAGATACTTTAATAAGATTTCTATCTTCTCTCAATCCAAATACAACTAACTTATTCTCATAGTAAGCTACACCACGAGCATTAGGAATTTCAGCTAATTGGTCAATTAAATAGTCTGCCGAACTAGACAACTCAGAATCAAACTTATTAATGTTAAAGGTAAGAGTGACATTATCACTAATCTTACCTACCATGAAATATTCAGCAGTCAAAGCTAATGCTGCTGTAGTCTTAGCTTTAGTCATTAAGACATGCTTGGCTATGGTTCCAACAGGACCATTGGCAATAGCAGCAACATCAATAGTAACTGCACCAGCAGAATTATATACTACTGCTGGACTTGGACCGGTTATAAATCCTGTGCTAGTTTCCCAAGCATATTGAATTGCATGAAAACCAGCATCACCATTACCAACAGCACCAGTCGCAGCAGTAGGAGCTACGGTTGGTTTAGCACCACTAGATAATCTAGCCTCTGCTCCGCCAACTTCCCAAACATAGAGTTTAGCAGTAGATAGGGAATAAGGCATGATATAAACCCTAGTCCCAACCTGCACGGCCGAAAATCTACCATCCCAATCTAGGATAATTAAAATGCTAGTTGGAGGTATAGTGGATGTATCAAAAATATTACTGAATCCAGCATTTTGAGCAGAAGCTAAATAAGATGTCCCACCACCCGCAAGAAAATATTGAAATATATCCCTAGCAAGATAAATACTTTCACCATCATTGACAGAGCGTTTGAATGCTCCACGCGTAAGGACTTCATTTTTATTAAAAACACAATCCATCGCAGTAATAGCATGAGTCAACGGAACAGCATTTATGTTACCACGATTAAAGAGACCCCTAAAGTCTGTAAACGTTACCTTCTCATGATTCTCAAACATGTAGGGGCCTCTTTATGATTTAGACGAGTTTCTTTCCGACGGCGTAGAATTTAATGGTATCAGCAAGAATACCAGCAACATATGCCACTGCTGTGTGCTCAGTCAATGCAAGGTTAGCACCACCAGCAGAATTGGCAAACACCATGAGTTTCTTAGTAGCTAGATTGTAGGCATATACAAATCCAGCAATCCCCTGAACAACTACAAAGAATGGGTCTGAGTTTGCAAACCAACGATGACCCCTAGCACTTGCAGAAGCAGCCTTAATATCAATAGGCTCTCCACCTGCTGCATAGTTTCCTGTCAATACAATAGTACCAACAGCATGTAGTCTTTTAACGTCCGTCCAAACATCATCGAATGTAACTACAATAGCCATTCTTTGTCTCTCCTAATTAACTCACCTAGTTTACTTAACTACGGAGCACGAAACGGTTGCCGCCGAGTAGGTTGACCCTGATTACGCTTCACAAGAATCGCCACAACTGTCTTTAGACTCCTTTGTGCATCTGTATCTAGAACCCCGGCCCTTTCCAAATTACCACCAATGACAAGGGCTGCTATTGCAGCTACTCGTTTGGACAAGAATGTAACACAATTGACTATAGGGATATTTGAGTTACTATCTACAAGCGCAGTCATTAACTTGTAATATCTAATCTTGATATAATTATTTGGGCCTCCTACTGGAGTTGGTTTGAGCTTTATTTCACCTTCCTTCCATTTCCACATAGAAAGTCTAGCACCTGATATATCTCCAGGTTCCCAATTACCTTCCTCCATTGGCTCCCAATTAGATAGGGTAGTAACTACATCTGATTGAAATATAGTAATGGGCGCAATCATATCGGCCGGAGCACCTGATGCTGGAATACGAGCTACGTTTGGTCCTACACCAATTGCATCACTCTCATCCTCGAAAGTATCCCCAATCCCATTCAAGGCGAGTTCATCTTGTAGCTCCTGATATGCAAGTTTGGTAAATGGTAGTAGAGTAGCATCATTGAAGATGATTCCATTTACATCATTTAACCAAGCTCTTACATCACCGTGAATGGATACAACTGAAGGCATTTTAGGCGCTCACCTGCTGAAACTTCTTATAACCTTCAGCATTGACAACAGTTCGGCAGTTTCCACAAATCAAAGCATCAGATTGAATGGGAGATTTACAAGCAGGGCAAAGTGTAGGAACTTCTGCCTCTCCAATCTCTGCCCATTCTCTCTCTAAACCAAGATACTTTGATGCATACCTTTGTAAATCAGAAATAGAACGATGGGAGTGATACTTTACCCACTCATCATCAGCAATTTCAAGAAGACGAATAAACCAAGCCTTTTGTTTTTCTCTAGACTTCTGAATCTGATGTGAAGCTACCGCAGTAATAGCTTTCTTTGTCTTGGTAATATCAAGAGTTATCTTATCATCAAGATAAACACGATAATCTCCAATAATCCAGAACAAACCAGGCTCGGCAATACTTGCCATATAACCTAACTGAGAGGTTATGTAATCTTGACAAATAGAGCGAGCTACTTCCTCACTAATTGTTGGAATGGTAAGAGAACCCCTATCAGCATCTAGATAAACATGATGGACAGAGTTATCAATTACAATGAATTCAAAGTCATTATCCTTAGCAGGGGGAATGGTAAAATGACCTGGGTATAGGGGCTTTTTCTCATTAATTTCAAAAGGCACAAGACTAATAACTGTAGATTTGCTCATGATTGAATTCCTCTCTAACTTTGGAACCTCTTCGTTGAATCCTTGAACACAGGTGCAACAAATGCATCAGATTGATTCCCATAATTATGGGTTTGTTCTTCTTCTAACATCTGCTCAAATGATTCTATTTCTCTAACCAATGCAGCTTCATCTTCTGATTTAGCATCTCCTGCTCGTCTACCACCAGGATTACCATGCTCGGCCACGTTGCAGACAAGATAAACCGCATTATAAATTGGTCTAATTGCTTCACCCTTAGCTGTTTGCCATACCCATACAGGTTCATAACTACCATTCTCGGCTGTAGCTATGTCCGTATCATGTTCAAATGGCGTCCATCGCTCAAGGATAAATCTTTCTTTGGAGTAAGGATACTTAGGAACTATCCTAATCTCAGGGAATAGGAGGTGAATCCCATTCACAAAATCTATCTTACGATGCTCAAGTTCTGCATCAGACCAAACAATACGAAACTTGATATGACCTTCACAAAATCCAAACTTCGACTTGAGTTTACTATTGATAACCTTTATATCGTGTGGCTCCTTATATGCTCTTGCTTTGTCCATATAATTCCTTAAAAATGGGGGAGTTCTTGCATCCTGCTCCCCCTTCAGGTCTATCAATTAGTAACCAGATGGGACACTTAGGCCATCAATGTAAGAGCAAGCTGCTGGATTGTTGACAAACAGGTTGAACGAAGCGGTAATGTAGAAAATCTGCGAAGTTTTCACACCACCTGATGCACCACGAAGCTCGAAAATCTTCCGGCCATCAACTGTGTAGAAACCCGCAGGATGCATTTCCGCTCGGCCCCAAACCTCTGATAGAACAAAGTCAATACGCTTTTTGTCCCAAGAGAAGCTGGTCTTAACAGGCGCTCCCGCCATCTGCATATTATCTGAGAAATAAAGGTCAAGATTATCCTGTTTCGCATTCTTATTGATAATAGAAACAAGCTGACCAAGTTCCTCATATGCCTGCTTTTGGCAAGGATGCATCCAAGCAGTGAGTTTTGCATTGTAATCCATTCCGACCCTATCACCAATCTTATTGATGGCAAGGCGGGGGAAAGGCAATGCAAGACCACCGTTAGCATTCACTCGATTTGCACGAATTTCAGGAGTAGTGGCACGGTCGAAACCAAGCCACGAACCAGTCGATGCATTAGAATGATGATATGGAATCCCAAGGAGGGAAACCGGGGGAGTTGCAGACAAACCACCAACCACAATCTTATCTGTTGCAATAATACCTGCAACAGTTGGGATTTTAATCTGCTTCGCTTGCAGGTCATGGAAAGTGATTTTCTTCTCAGCACCAACTGTCCTATTGGTACTGAGTGCAGCATTATACACATTGATTGTCTGGCCGAATCGGAGCAAACGTGCTCCAAATCCGTCTGTATTCAAATCAATTGTATCAAAACCACCACCATTGGCAGTGGCAGAAACAACGCCGAGGACTCCATCCCCACCTGTCATGCACAAAGAATCAACATGACGGCGGAATTCGGCCATTGACTTTGCAAGGAGATGACGGAAAGTATTAAGAACGGCTTTCCGTGCATCGTCAGTAGCCCATTCAGCCTTCTTCGTCCATTCAACTGCATGGCGAAGATGGACAGTAGAAACTACTGCCTTATCAAAGCTCGGCCCATCGCCCAATCCAAGGTCGCCACCATCTGGGTCAAAGTGTCCAAAGTTTCCACCAGGACGAATTTCGAGGGGAATCCTCATGTCCCTAGCTGAAACCTTTTCAACTGGCCTTTTTTCAATAGAGCTAAACCAAGTAGCTTCCCTATCGAAAAGAGTGGGGACTTTTGGACTGACTCTCTCTAGCTCATTCGCTAGAACAGCAGATTCAGTCAAAGCCATTTTTACTATTATCCTATCTTATTAAGACGAATTAACTAAACACTATGGTTGCGACAAGAACTCAAAATCAGAAACGCCCCGGCCTAGTTTTGCAGGTGGCCGATTACCTGAAGTTTTCGAGCGGGTCTGATTCGGAACTGTCTTGTCAGCCTTTCCTTTCGCTTCTACCTTCTTACCTTGCGCCGCTTTCACTTTGGCAATAACAGAAGGGAGAACTGCTTTAGCCCGCGCCAAGGAAGCGGAAATTATCTTGGACTTCGCTTCAGCAGTATATCCGTTCCGCTGCATCTTCTTCCAAAGTGACGATAGATGCATCATATGACCTTTATCTGAACTAAGTGTTCTATTCAGTTCAGAGATAATCTTTTCTGATAGGGCCTCTTTCACAAAATCGCTCATCTTTGCATCGAGTCGGCTAAGGATATCTTTGTTAAGTGATTTAACCACTACACCAAGAATATCATTATTTGCATTACTAGCTTTTTCCTCCTGAAGGCCACGCTTCTCGGCCTCAATTTCAGCGCGCCGAGGGTCTTCCTCTTCTTCCTCGAATTGAGTTACCTTCAGAACATCAGGACTATCAAAGAACTCCTTAGAGAGATACTGGCAAGCCAATGCCAGTTGTTTATCCCCCTTATTCTGTGCTCTAGTAAAGGTATTCCTAATGACACCCTTTACGATAGGTAATGTCACTTTCTGAAAAACAGGCTTACTACGCTCATAGAGTGCAGGAAGGAACTGTTCTGCAATCTTCAGAGCCGCATCTTGGTCCGCATCTGCAACTACATCCAGAAGAGAACCAATATCTCCTACCATCAAACTCTCTTCAAATTTATCAAGTGTATCTGATTTCTCTTGAGCCTCTCTAGCATCATCCACAGAACCAAATACCTTAGAGTATTCCCGCTCACGAAAAATAATATCTTTAAGACTTGGATTCTTCTTAAAGATATCAGGATATGCTTCCTTTAGAGCCTTTACACTAATCTTACCATCAAGAGCTACTTTAGGTTCTTCCTCTTCTTCATCTTCTTCTTTAGATTCTTCTTCCTCTTCATCTCCTTCATCTTCTTTCTCTTCATCTTCATCAGAAGATTCCTCATCTTCTACTTCATCTTCTTTCTTATCATCTTTTACTTCATCCTCTTTATCATCCTCCTTACCAGAATCATCATCTGCTTTCTCATCTGACTCAAGTAACTTTACATCTGAATCCAATGAGTCAAGTTGGCCCAATTCATCGGGTGAATCATAAGATGGAAGCTGAATCGGAAACAAACCTCGTACAAACATGATAATCTCCTACGAAACTACGGTTTGCAAACCAAGTGAATACCAGACAAATCAGGGTCTATTACACCATTACCATCATCAATATATGGACGTAGAGATTTAGCAGGACTCTCGGCTGGATAATCCAATCTAGCTGCTGCTGTCAAAGTTTGATATGACCCTTGTTTCTGACCAGAAGTATCCATAAGAACAGATATTCCAGTTACTTCCCAAGAATCCCCATCCCAATACTGAATAATTAGATTAGCTCCAGTAAATCCCGCTGTTAAAACTTGGAAATTCAAAGAGCATTGAGTGTACCCTAACAAATTTGGTTGAAATCTAAATCTACTACCACCACTAGGATATTCATGCCCAAGGTCAGGAGTATTACTTGAAATTAAACTAGTTGTAGTTATAGTAATATCCTGAGGTGATAACGTAGAAGTAGCAGTCAATCCAGACCAAATAATAGCTGGTGAAGTAGCTGTAGCTACCTTCATTACTGATGTTGTTAAATCATACCATATATCTCCAACTCTAACTTGGTCAATATCAGTTGGAGCAGATTCACGACGAAAGAAAACACCCTCGCTTAAATCTATCTTCTCAGGTCGAGGTTCGAGACTAATAATTTCATTAACAATAATCTGACCAGACCTAGTTGCAACAGAACGAGGAATTGGCGAGTTATCTATTACCTGAATAACAAAATTAGTTGTTTCTAATACAGTTGGGGTACCACTAACTAATCCAGTTGAACTTAAAGTTATTCCAGTAGGTAATAATCCACTAGAAACAGACCATGTATAAGGTGAAGTTCCACCACTTATAGTTAATTGAACACTATATTGTCTACCTGTTAAGGCAGAAGTAAATTCAGGAATGCTACTAATAATTAACGGCTCCGGGGGTCCACCACCACCAGAATTATTACCTGAAATAGAAATATCTGTAAAAGCTGTGATGGTTGGAATAACGGCTCCATAACTAGTCCCATCTAATCCTGCATTATAGTAAACCGAAGTAGATTTAACAACATAATCATCCGCTGATGGATTAGTAAAAATATCATTATCTAGTTGGGTCGTCGTCGGGCATCCAGTTCCAGTCGGATAAATTGAACAAGATGCACCAGCAAAGACATTCCTATCATATACAGAACCAGCACCTTTATAATTATCCCAAGTTCCATTACCTTCTCCGCCACCCATCAACCCATAATTTGCTTTACGTATCAAATTATTAGTGATAATCCAATTAGGAATTGTATTATATACACCGCTCCTAAAACCATCTACGCCAATACTCTGTGAACCACTTGTTTGCTGAATAGTATTATGATTAATAGTAATATCAAAAGGCATCTTATCTAGCTGTGCAGGGTCGCCACCAGCAGATAAACTAATACCATTAGTGGCAATACCATAACTAGAATCCAAATCATACATTAAGTTATTAGTAACTGATATTGAACCATTTCTACCAGAAGGATTCTGAGTTGAATCTCTACCAGAAATAGATACTCCACCAGTCCCATGTCTTAATATATTATCTCGAAAAGTAATATTCCTTGTTCTCGATGAATCATTACCACTATCTTGTGTAGTTCCATGAAGAATAACAAGCATCCCTGTATGACCAGAGAGCCAAGAATTCTCAAAGATATTACCCTGAACTAAACAGGTATCACAATTCTTTAATTCAAAAACATTCTTAATATTCCATTTGGTTCCAGTGCTAGTAGGAACATTTTCAGCAGTTCCGGCCGCTCCAGTATCAGTAAAAGTTACTGTTGGGGCAGTTACAGAAAATCGAATACTCTGTCCACCAGCATTTCTACCATAGATATAATACTCTTCTGCATCAACTACAGCATTCCATGAAATTTGAACACTACCAATTCCAATTCCAGTAGTTGTAGCTGAAACTTCAGCACTAGCAGTAGAACGACCAGTATTACCAGTTCCAACAGAGTGTCTTGCTACAACCCTATAAAAATATGTTCCAATTCCTAATGAACCAGTATTTAATGGGGTTGCACTAACACCAACAGGAGTTCCAATAATTGGATTCCTATAAGATAGATTCTTTGTAACATAATTCTTAGTGAATGATAGGTCTTTTAGTAGAACTCCCCAATCCACATCACCAGGAATATCTGGTGCAGCCGTTAGTGCCGGAGTCCAAACAACACAATTGACATTAGCCGAACCAGTGCAAGTAGAACTACCAATTGATACAACTTCTCCATATTGTTCGACCGAGGCGACATTCAATGTCATTCCTTGGCCGACTGATAATTCAACAACACCAGAAAACACAGCACTAGTAGTCGTTGCATTACTAACTACGGTAGTAGTTGGTCTACAACATCCGGACGAACCACCAGTCAAAAATGTCTCACTACCACCATCCATATAATTATTGGTGATAGTTACAGGGCCGGGAGTGCTATTAACCCAAATAGTCTGTCCCTCACTCATAGCTTTAAAATCTTGAAAGTATGAGTTTCTAACAGTTACATTTCTAGCATTAATAGATACTCCACGATGCTGGCCAACTTTGGAATCGGCCTTAAAATAAACCTGGTCAATAGTAATTTGATTAGGGCTGATTGAGATAGTAGCTTGGTCAGTATTATCATCAGCACCTAGATGAATATGAGAACTACCACCATAACTATTAGAGTTGAATTGAAGCCACTTAATAAGCCACCATCTCAAATCCACAGTTGATGGTAGGTCAGTTCTCAATGCAGGTGAGTTATTAGTTGATGCCCTAAGTTTAGCCAGATTATTCGCATATGTTGGAGTTATACGAATATCGGCGGCCGGAAAGTTACTAAGAGCTAACTCTACACCTATTGAACTTACTCCAGTTCTGACAGTAATAATACAGCTAGAATCATTAGCAGGACAAGTTTTAGCTCGTAACTCAAAATCGCCAACATACTCAAAATTCTCCTGAAGAAGAACTATGTCCCCAGGCTGAGCAGCATCCAACGCAGTTTGCAATTGGGTATTGTTATAAGTACAGCCACTGGCACAAACAGTTCTAGTAATAGCACCCACATCATTACGATTAATGATTATAAGTGATAAGAGAACGAATAGAAAAATACTTCTCTTCATTTTAACCCTTATGGAATAGTAACACTACCAATAGTTCTTTCTTGACCTTCATGTTCAGTCTTTACCGATAGTATTGTTCGGCCAAGACCATCTATAGATTCAGCAAACCAAACTCCCTGGTTAGGGGATACTCTACCTAATTGAAATGTTGCATCAATTAATGCCCTAGCTGAATCATTTGCCGCAATATTTGCAGCAGCTATTGCAGCAGCTTCAGCAGCATCGGCAGCTACTACAGCCGCAGCGATAGCATTTGCCTCCGCCGTTGCCGCCGCAGTTAATGCTGTAGCCAATGCTGCATCAGCCGCATCTGTTGCTGCCTGCAATGCAATAGCTTCTACTGCTGCCTGACTTAATCCGCCACCAACACCTACTGAATTAATAACTAAAACTAAATATTCTTGCTTTGCTTCAACTCCAGTAACAGTATTTCTCTCTAGAAACCAAAAAGAATACGTTCCTATAGTTGTAGGAAGACCATACAATATCCCATTATCAGCATTAATATACAACCCAGGAGGAAGTATAGAGCCGGATGGAATAGAATATACACAATTAGCTGCATCATTACTTAATGGTCTAGAGATAGGAACCCCTATTACCATATCAACTAATGGTGAAGCGGCAGTAATTGCCATTATCGTGGAGTCCCTGTAACTGTTCCCACAAATGCGCCATCTGTAATAAGACGGTCAAAAACTCTTTGTAGAAGCGAACGAGTTGTCAAATTTGCTGTATTCAAATTACTAATTAGAAATGCTCCAGTCGGTGTCGTACTAGCGTCATAAGTCTTAACTAGAACTTCACCATTATTACTCAGTAAACTAACTATGATACGACTACCTTGAACATCAATAAACATTGATGTTATATCCCATCCAGTTTTACTAACTGATATAGGAGTCGTAAGAGTAAGTTTCTCCTGAGCAAATATCGGAATGCTCAGAAAGATTGAAAATATTACAATCTTATACGTCTGCATGGAATGTCGTGACTCCACAAGAACTTCCTTCCCTTACTGTAACTGTTGTTGCTGCCTCTGCGGTGAAGATAGGCGCAATGAAAGATGTTGCATCACTAGCATGTGTAAGAATAACACCATCAATTTTAATGATGTAGTCCGTATTAATAGCTACTACACCTGTTGCAGTAACCATATCCTCACTAGAAGTAATAGAACCAGTCCACTCAGCAAGTGAACCAGTACCATCTGCTGCAACACCACCTATACTTACATCGGCAGCAACAAGTTGTGCAGGAGAAGTTCGACCTGCATTATTAGCAAAGAGACTAATAGAAATACCAGTCGTCGTTGTTGCCGTCCGATACATTATCACGCATTGAATTTGAACCCATGTATCTACTGGAGGAACAAATGCAATACCAGCAACTAATGTATTAGTTGCAATGACAGCATCAGTCGTATCTGTCTCAGCAACATCAAAGTTAGTACTGGATGTCCATTCTAATCCAGTAGCGGTTGCTGAATTAACACGGAGAAATTGAGCAACTGTGCCAGCAGCTAATCTAACATTATTAGTTCCATCATAAACAGCAATATCTCCCTTTGTCGTATTGGGAGATAGAGCATCATATGCTGGAGTCTTTGTAACTTGGCCTGTTCCGCCTCCAGCTATTCCTATTGTTGTGACTGTTAATTCGGTTTCATCACCACCTGCATCATCAACACAGGTAACATTTACACCAATACAATTCAATCCTGCTCTAGCAGTTAATGGTGTTCCTTCTTCTTTAAAAGTATGACCACCACCGCCGCCGCCAGTTACATCACAATCAGTCGTACCATTACCTGAATCATCAGTGCAGGTAATTGCACTACCAGTAAAATTAATCTTCAAACGCCGAACTAAATCAACTCCTTCTTCTTGTATAAGATAGTAGGCGTTTGGGAAGATATCTACAGCACTACCAATGTTTGCAAAGGCAATAAAGGAAACTAGGACAATCCAGCAACGGAATAAAAGAGTCTTCCAAGCCATTAGTTCGTAATCTCCGTCACTCTCATATTGCCCACGGCCGAAACCCAAATACAATCAATAATTCCGGTATATTCAGTTTCAGTCGAAGTCTGACCAGCCTCTAAAGAATATGTTAATGATGTAGAAGATGCAGTTGCACCATATTTAACATAAACTTTAGAGGTAGAATCATTAAAAAGAATAACTTTCCTTCTACCAGCAGCCGATGCTCGACAAGTAACACTAGTAACTGACGCTGCTACGTTAGCCAAAGAAGATGTTGCCGACCTATCAATTGCAACATCAGCCGCTATTGATACCGGCTGTGTTCCTTGCCAGAAAGTCCCTGTTACGGGAGTAGATGGCATTGTTGCGATAGATACAGGTTGAGTTGCCTGAAAAAACGCCCCTGATACTGGAACTGCCGCTGCTCTTAATTGTGTATCAGTTAAAGGACCAGAAACAGGTTGAGTTCCTTGCCAAAATGTTCCACTAACAGGTTGGGTGGCCTGCCAAAAGGTTCCAGTTACAGCTACAGGATTTGTAATACCAGTAATAGTAGTAACAGTCCCAATATTCCAAGTTCCAGATTGAGTTACACTACCATCCCATCTTTGCCAAGTTGTTCCATTATACCTATAATTCAATAGTATACTTACTGGTAGACTTGAACCTGATACTATTGAATTGTCATCAGTATCAGAAGGTCCACCACTACACCCTGAAGTACAAACAACGTTTATTGGTGATAATACAGAAATAGGGACTGAAGTTGTAACTGCATTCCCACCAACAGAAACAATATTAACATCTGCACCTGCTCCACCACTCGTACAAGTTCCAGCAATACACTCTACCTTTAATCCACCATTCGGCCCTAGTTCATCAGGAAGCTGCGGTAGCTTACCATTGACAAGGTTCTGACCAAAGGCTAGACTTGGTAGTAGTATAAATGCTAGAACTAGAACTTTTCGCATTTTACTGACTAACTCTAACTCGCGGGTCATTGATGATTCCGGGTGCAATTTCACTTAGAGCAGAATCCAGTTCGCCTCTAAGAGTTCTTGCATTGTTCACTGCATCCGAATAAGCAGATGATGCCTCATTTAGAGTAACTTGAGCACTATCCATTGCGGCACGCTTAGTCTTAACATCATCGGCCGCATTCATTAGTCTATCGAAAAGGTCTTTCGTTGACATTCTAATCTCCTATGCCAAAACTCGAACATAAACATCTGCTGTTCCACCAACCATAGCAACAGAACATCTAATTCTAAGAGCACCATGTGGCCCTTGAATATTGGCAGATTTAACTGAAGTTACAGCAGCCCATGCTAATGTTGCGATTACAGCCCATGTTCCTGTATAGCCTTCATATGGAGCTTCTTCCACAACAAAAGTTCCGGCCGAGCTCCCGGCGCCGAATATAACATAAATTACAGAGCGTTGACATTTCTGGACAGCATTGTTATTGATAAGAACAATAGCATTTAATGCTGATACAGCAGAACCTAGCAATTCAGCGAGCAACGTATTAAATCCCGCCATTATTCCTGTTCTCCTTCTGGCATAGGTTCACCTTCTGCACTTTCTTGTCCTGCCTCAGCTTCTTGTTCCTGCTCCATAATAACAAACTTAAGATGTTCGGCCGCATGAGTGCGAATATTAAGGAATCCAGCAGGATTGGATATCTTAGCTTCCTGTCCAATTTCTGACTTCATCCAAGATAGACACGTTTCATGCTCTATCTTATGATTATCCATTTCAGGGTCAACAGGAACAGTGGATTGCATTGGGGGTGGTCCCTGTGGTTGATTTCCCCCACCTTCCATTGGTGGTAATTCTTGCCCCTGTTGGGGAGGCATTCCACTTTGTTCCATTCCCTGTCCCATTGCAGGAGGAACATTCTCAATAGGCTCAGATAAGAGCATATCTTGAATCTCTCTCAACTGCTTGGAACGGTCATCATCCCCAGGAATATGAAAATCTTTGAATCCAAGGTATTGAGCAAGCAACCCAGTATTCTCTGGATGGAACAATGCCTCATTGATATATTCGTTATTCAATTGCATCATCTGAACTAGCATATCCTTCTTCTGCATCCAACTCATTGGGAAGGTTTGCGCTATTTCAGGTTCGGCCACGCCTACGCGACCAGTCATTTCAGACTGGCGAATATACATATTAATGTATGAACTACCCTGCTTCTTAACGAATTGCTCATCCTTCTGCATATTCAAGATAAAGGACCGAACTGACTTGTCCATTACCTTTGCCCAGAACCTAGATAGGATTTTCCAAGTATTCTGAAGTCTCTGCAATGCCTGATTACGACTCATTTGGTATTCGGCCGCCGTTTTGGACGCCGAAGGCATTGCACCACCATATACAGATGGAAATGCACCACTCATGAACTGACCATCTTGGTCTAGACTCTGTTGGAAATCGTTTGCTTCCTTTGGAAAGACCGCCGTTTTTAGTGTAGTAAACCCAGCATCCAATCCCATACCAGGAATGGCTTTAGCTGGATAAACCTCTCCCGGCCGATTCTCTCGTTTCCTATACTGGTCAAAATCAAGCACTGAGGGGTCGGCAAATGTCTCTGGAATTCCATACTCGACAGTTTGGAGCTTTAGAACGACCAATTCATTCCGCATTTCCTGAATTGGAAGTAAACTAGCACCCAAGGGTTCGGCATGGATATGTGTAGAGAGAGGACTTTGAGTAAATGTCCAGTGGTCGTCTACATCTTCCTTAACAATTTCAGCTATTTTATCATTTACAAGAGTAACTTTGAGTCCTTCGGGGAAATTCGTAGTAAGAAAAGTATAGATTTCCTTTTGGTCACGCTTATATCGGTTATAAACCCAAGCTCGAAGCCAAACTCTACGAAGAGTGACTAATCCGGTAGTAAAATCACCCTGGTAATCAGTAGAAGTTCGTGCCCACCTATCATACTTCCCTAAATCATGCTCTTCAGAAATATCAAGATTTGGAAACAAGTCACGCACATAGTCAATATGGCACTCCGTGTCCAACATGACATAAGGTGAATGCTTTGGTGCAGTAACATAATGAGGAATTCTGAAATTTAACGGCCCATAGAATTCAATTCGTTCCCGACGCTTAGGCATTTCGGCATCATGTGAATAAACAGTCCTTTTTACAGGAGTTTCATTCATCAACATGCCCGAACCCTGCTCGCAATCTATACAAGGTTCACCCTCACCTTGCATTGGAGCACCACAAGTATCACAATTATATTCTCGCTCGTAATCAGTAATCTCTTTGAATTGAGGTTCCATGTACGAACCAAATTCAAAGTCAGTTGTGTTGTAATTATATGCGCCTACAACACCCTGACACCAAAGAACTTGGATTGCATACATCAAAAGATATTCAACATCATTACACTTTTGTAGAAGTTCGGCCGCCTTAGTATAACCTTTAGACGTAGCTTGGTCGTCGGGATTATCTGCATCATCAGGCGGGAATATCGTCGTTGGAACATCTTGTGAGAGAGCACTAATTACACTTTCACCATGTGCTCTGAAGATGTTGATGATTTTATCCTGATAGTAATGGTCAATTTCCCCGGCTTGTCCATCATTGTCAGTATTTAGGCGTCTATAATCCTTTGCAGAATAATCCCAATAAATATCTTGTATTCCCTTCCAGAATAAATCTAGCTTCTTCCAGAAACGAATCATATTCTCGCGGACTGGCTGTTCGTTCCTATCGAATTCATCTACAATTGATTTGAGTGCTGTTTTGATTTCTTCTGGTAACGTATCATCTTCATCGATAGTCTCTTCAACTTCCTCATTCGGAATAGGAGTCTCACCTGGATTAGGAATATCCCCATCTGGAGGAAGTCCACCATCAATTTCATCAGAGAGCATTTCATCAGGAAGTAGACCACCCACTTCAGGGTCCAAGCCTTGAACCTCATTGTCGATATCTTCTACTTCTGGCTCAATAGGTGGATACATTTATGTCAATCTAGTAGCTATCATAATACCAACAGAAATAATACTTAAGATGGTCATGATTAATCCAATTACTCCAATAGCATAACCATATCCCTCTTTAGACCCAACTCCCTTAGATAATTGCTCTGTCCTGAATCCTTCCAGGACTCCTATTTTTTCAGCTTGTGAACTAAAACTTTTCTCAGCTTCCGTACGTGGCATTAATGTCCGCTGTTGTTCTGCTTGTTCTAATCTAGCCCGCTCGGCCGCTTCAAATCGTTTCTCAAAAGCTATTTCGGATTTAGCAACTGCACGTTCTTGTGAAGATAACGCATCGGCAGCAGATTCCTTCTGAGAAACCATTGCTGCATTAACAGCATCTTTTTGAGCAGCAAATGCTGCATCTAATGCTTTCTGCTGTGCTTCAAATCTTTGTTCATACCTCTTATCGTTCGCTACCATTATCTCTTTAATATGTTCCGTAAATGTCTGATGTTCTGCATCAATTCGCTTTAAGTCTGCTTCACGTAACTCACTCGATGATTTACTCTTTGCCTCCACCAAATCCAATACGTTCTTAGTGGGGTCAACTATATGCCTACTTACAGGCTGAGTAGAATTAGCAGCCATGATTATGTATTAGGTAGCTTATCAACAACTACAGGTATAGTTTCACCAGGCATAATGAAAGCCGCCGGCCGAGTAGTCATTTTACGAAGAGCAATCATTATTACACCTACAACAGATGTAAATGCTGGTAGGTAACGCATGGGAATCAAAGCTAGTACTTCAGGCAATGAAAGGATACCAATAACAAAAACACCAACACCAGCCCAGAATGTTTTAGATACGAACAAAGATTCAGCATGATACTCTACTGTCGTTTTCTTTTCGGTCATCATTTCCTTATCAATAAAAGTCAATTGTTTACCTTAAAATCTCTGTTGTGCCTTTACATTCTTCTTGAAATTACCAAAGGCTTTAGCAGGACCACTTTCCCTCCTAATCATTTCTGGTGCTTGATTAGGTTTCTTCTTCTCTTCTGGCTTGCCACCTAACCCTGGAAATTTACCCTTCAAAGAATTCGTAGAAAACTTTGTTACTGCTTTAGTAGCCTTCTTGATAGCACCAAATAAACCCATTATATTATCTCCCCTAACTAGTAACTGCTTCAGGAAGTTCTTCAGATTTCTTTAGCTTTTCTTCCCAATACTTCTTCTTACTTTCGGCTTCGGCCTGTATACGCTGCCTCATAGGAGACTGAACCCCTTGAATTCTTTGGGGTTCTGAACTTTCAACCTTCAATGCCTGCAAGGTGGTAGGTAGACGAAGTAAACCAAATAGCTTTGCCTGTAAATCATTTCTCTCGGCCCTGAGAATCTTTATCTCTTCTCGGAGGTACCTAACTTCATCAAAAAATATTTCACATGTTTTGCAGGGCATTTCTTTTTCCCAAACAAAGCTCTTAATACTAACGCCGACTAAAGCGCCGAACACCAAAAGTCTTTGAACCAGATTCCAGCTTTTCCATACGGCGATAAAACGAAGTTGCATCACCTGAAACTTGGAACTGCTGAATAATTTTATCTCGCTGAGCCAATTTGTCAGATTCATTTGTTGATTCACTTGTATATCTATCTACGCTCTCTAAAAGCATTCGTAACATGTCATATGGGTCATCACCCTCAAATTCCTTTACGTCTTCAGGCGTCTTATCCTTCTCGCCCTTATCTGCATACATGCAAAGGGGGATAGTATCATAGAGCAATTCGTTACTGTGACCTTCAGGCGAATGAGAGAAGATTTGTAACTTTGGTAAATTAGTCTCTGGCGCTTTCTCTTGAAAGAAAGATAAATATTCCTGATACTTTGCTGTCCCATTTAATCTTAGAATCTTTTCTGCAAGAGCCTCGTTATACTGCTCTATTGGAACTGGTCTAGTTGGCTTCTGCTTCCACCTAAGATATTCATGAATAAGTAATTTACCACCTATTCTATCTCTCTTACCTAACCTAACTGTTGGAGTCTGCATTACTGAATCGAACTCTTTATTCAATGCATCCTGAACTTGATTAAAAATCGTATGTGGCTCGCCCCTATTCTGGTTGGCCGAATGACAAATAACAATGTCCCTTACCATTTCCCATTCATCACCAGTTCGATTGATGAGTTCTCCAATCCAGTCAGTAATGTAACTCCCTTTGACTGCATAGATTCTATAAATATAAAGCCTTCCGGTCGGCGCAATTGCTCCCCAACCAATTACTGTATAAGCTAGGAATCCCCAATCTATAGCAATGACTTTCGGCCACCAACTAGGAATTTCAAATGGCTCAATTACATGTCTAGCTTCTGGTGGTTCATCATCTAAAGGTTCAAGACGAAACTCAGTAAATACCTGACCAGAAAATGTATACCAATCTCCTAATGCCTTAGCTCGATATTCGGCATCTGGCAATCCACGCATATCATCGAAGTATCGTGGATTGGCTTTGATGAGAAATGGATTCTCAGTTCCGATGCATTGGAGGAAGAATCGTTTAATACCTGTAAGCTTATCCCGTAAAATCTTACCGCCCGGAGGGTAAGGGTCAACAAAACGGGAACGATGAAATACGTGGCCGATGTTACCGGGGTTTGTGGCAGAACGGCCAATAGCGGGAAGGTCAGTAGTTGCAGAGCGGCGCCGAGTGAGAATAAGATATAAGTATTGGAATTCGGTGAAAGAAGTTGCCTCATCAAAGGCGACGTAGTTATACTGAACTCCATCATACTTTCTAATGTCTTTCTCAAGTTCAGCATGACCAAAGCGCATTTTCGCGCCATCATTGCCCCATTGGTCTTGCCAAGTATAAGTCTTCTTACCTTCATTCCAAATTGCCCCTGTCTCTCTATACCATTCATGTGCTCGGCCGATGATTTCTGCTTCTAATTCTGGATTAGTTCGGCGGAGTATAATTCCCTTGAATTTAGGATGTTCATGGAATCTATAAATGAGGGGAAGCATGACAAGTAATTCAGACTTCCCCCCACCTGCCGCTCCGCCGTATAATCCTTCGGCAACCTCGAATGGAATTTGAATAAACTCCTGTTGCTTCCGATGAGGCTTCCACGCCTTTTCGATAGGCGATTCGGCGTTGAGATTCACCTGCTTACTTTACTAAAGTAAGATTACTTATCGGACATCGGAACTGGAGTTGTTCCTGGTCTAGACCAATTAGAATCAACAACATCAAGTCGAGACATCTTTCCATAGGGAATAGTAACAGTCTCAGCTTCCATGTTGTTATTGATTACAGACACACGAACGAATGTTGCTCGGCCCTGGAATTCAATCCCATCCAATCCACGGACCATTTCATGTTCAACAGAATGGACACGACCATAGCAAACAACATCAGTGCCTTGGAGATTGCCTAGCTTTGCAGTGGGATAATCAACCTTACTATAAACAAAAGAAACATAGTCGCCACGTTGTGGAATTGCTTCGTCACTCTCCACATAGGCTCGGCTATCGGCTACTTTATCTTCAATAATCTTTCGACCATCCTCACGCGCCTTTTCCATCTGGGCCGAAGTAGGATTACTTCCTACGATTGTTGCTGGTCCTAGAACTGTTTTCCTAACTTCCTCATTACCAATTTCCGTTAGAGGTGCAGCTAGAGGAAGAGGTTTGTTCACTGACTTTGTTGAATCAGGCATTGTTATGAACTCCCTAAGTTAAATGTCAATGGTTTCAAATTCTTCTGCTTCTTTGGAACGCGGGGTAAAGATTACAACTTGAACCTTGGGTCTATTATCTTCTTCTTGTCTATAACCTTTACCTCCTGTCTTCTCTGCAATTTTTGCCATGTTAGCCGCAATTGCAGATAAGTCTACTGGCTTTTGCACTGAATCTATTTTGGAATCCAAGGACAATAAAGTCTTGGTAATAATGTCGAGTGCTTTTTCGTGGACTTGGTCTTTCTTAGATTGGACTAGTGGGGCGAGTTCTTCATCTGACGAATTGCGGTGGGTTACTATTCCTCTTGACAATAAAGAGGCTCGGCTGATAGTTGTATCATGTTTAGCTGCGGCGGCCGAGGGGCCCATAACTATTGCATCAGTAGCTATTTCAGCCTTCTTCTCTAGACTATCTTCTATTCTTCCCTTCTCTCTCCCCTTGTCACCACCAACTTTACGATAGTCTACTTTGGAACTACCATTCAAACGATTCAGTAAGTTGTCCAGACTCGATAATTTCTGGTCTGCTTCTTTTTCGTCTATGAACATCTTGCCACTTCCTGAATCCCTCCTTTACTTTCCCCATGTTAGATTTTACCATAAATCTCATCCCCCTAAACATATTATTATCAACGACTTACGAGGATGTGGCCTAACGTCAGAAAATGAACAGTGTATTTTAATTTTATTTCTGGGATTTTTTCCTTTCATCCGCGAGGTCCGAGGCTCATTTAGATTTTTCCTTAATATGTGTAAGTTATGTACAAGTGCTCAAGGTGCTCAAGTGCAAGTGCTGAGGCTCACTCCGTTCGCCGGGGAAAGGGCCCCGCGAAAGATGCCCATATGGGGTGCATATTTATGCATAGTCATGCATAGTTATACAGGCTGTATAAATATACATTGTGATGCATACATATTCATTGTCTGTTGGGCAAAAGAAAAGGGTGCGACGAATGCACCCTCTTCCCTTATGCGAGTCTAGGTATTGCTACAAAGCGTCGTGCATTTGTTGTAGCGTTCCGTTTGCGTGCATTCCAATCGTGCGGATTCCTTCGCTCACTTGCTCCCATCGATTCGCACCGAGAATGTTTTTGTATTGAGCAAGGTTTGCGCGATTCAATCGCATGGCGAATTCATTGACGGGCGTTTTGTAATCAATACTACCGTCATAGCAAACGGAAGGAAAGAGACCACGATAGTAATCTTGAAAAATAATATGGTGGTCGATTGCTGCAAACTTTCCAGACTCACCTATCATGAAATTTCCGCCATGCCTATCTCCGTTTGAAATGAGGTAGTCGAACAGATAGCAATGCGCGAGTTTTCGGCCGTTAACCTTTGCTCTCGCGTTTTGTGCCTTACCACTCCAATCTGACCAACAATTCATGTTGGGAATGAACCGTTGCAGAGAGAAGAAATTCCAATTCTCATCGCGGCAGAAGTAAGTAGCAGGAACGAAACGATAACCTAGTGCCTCAGCGAAACGATAGGCGAGGTATTCGTTTATCAATGATGATTCGTCTACAGACTTGAATACGAATTCCACGGTATCCAATTTCACGCGCATTGCACCACAGATACCTCGGCCCATTGATTCCTTACCCTTCAATTTTTCGGCTGCAATGACGATAGGTTCAGGCGTTTTGCTTGCACTAATGTTCGGCACCTTGTCTGATTCAGGAACCATATCCCAAGCATGCGCGGCTGATTCGGGCATTCCAAAAATGTTCATTTTCATATCTCCTATTCGGCCTTAATCG